CTCCTGCATATTTATAGCACTTTTAGACCACAGAACACCCGGTCACCGGACTGGTCAGGGTAAGATTCAGTTCATTACTCGTTTATTTCGTCTCATTCGGTGGTTTGAATTACCACGGAGAGATGAGCTAGCACGGTGCCTGTTCAATGAAGACAGATCATTATCGAGCCTTTCGGCGACGGCCGTACGTCTGAGCCCACCTCTACCTCCCACTTTTAGCGTTACAGTTATGATAACGCCTGGCTTTCGGCCAGTGTTCCTTGAAATAAACTTTATTACGGCGTGAATAACCAAGTTAAACACAAAACCGTTTCATACCCCTACAGTCCCCACTGTTAAACCACCCATGACTTGAGACTTCGACCAAGGTAATTGGTCTAAAGGCCATCGTTGTTTCTCAAGCTTAGTGATGGAGTTGTATAGCCCCTTCCAAATATTTCTAACAGGGTCCGATAACCGGCTCCTATCAGGAATAAGGTCGTTAGCCTTCTTAACCCAATCATCTAGTCGCTTTTTGACAACCTTTAAGTCAGCTTTGCCCTCAGAAACAGACGGGAAGCCTCCAAAGAGACAACACGCTAAGGCAACAGACCCACTGACATTAGAATAATGATCAATGAGCGTCCTACCGTTCCCAAGAGTACCAACAAAGCCTCCCTTCGGTCTCAAGTCCGTGAAAAGGACTTCCTTAACTCCATCTTTATGCTTAACCTCCCGACTGTCCAACCAAGACTCAAAGCACCCATCAGTAATCATCAACATAGTATCCCTTGCGGGGCACCATTGGTTGTTGAATTCCCAACAAGACTTGAGCTCAGAGAACATCCGTATCTGATTGAGCGGTTTTTGCGCTAAAACACACCTCAGGGCTCTGGCCCATTGGGGCGTTAGTTGCCTGCTGGCGTGCTCGCGCTGTTGCCTGTGACTGGGAAACCCAGCCCCTCCGAAGATACGGGGAAGAAAAGCATTGATACCGTGACGGCCAACCATAGCAATTTGCTTAGTTAGCAGTGCATTTAAGACTCGCAGATCGGCTCTCGTGTAAGGTTCTGGATAGAGCTGGTGAGCTCTGCACCAAAGAGGTGCGCGGGAATTTCCCTGCACTTTCGGCTTCTCAGACAATACCGAGAGGGACCGTGTCCTGACCACTTTGAATCTAAATGAACCTATCACGGTCCACACGGGAAGGATGCACTCCTCCACAAAGCAACCGGCAAACTTTGACTCAATGTCCTTAGCGACATTGATCTGTCCACCAGTAGCCTTGATCACAGCGCTAAACAAGTCAGAAACAACCTTAGGCGCGAACGCTATCAGGTCATCCCCACAGATTTTAACGCAGGACCGTGTTCGCTTAGTGAAAACCTTCCTAAGCCCAGACATAGTCCAACTCTTCTCCCAACAACCGAGGTTGTAGATCGAAAGAATCGGCCATGTAGCACCAAGTCCCATGAGTATTCCAGACGTAGTCCAGAAATCTTCACCCGAAGCCTTCGACGGTGTGACGTGTACGCGACCTACAAGCTGAAACATGATCCTACCCAGGAACGATTCCTTAGGGATAGCCCATGCAGCCAGTATTCCACATAAGATAGCCTCAGCAATCTCAATGGGAACAAGATCGGACGCTCGCACCAAGTCCGCAGACCTCAAGACAAAGTCATGTTCCAAGGCTTTCGCCTTTGTCACCTCTAGCCCAACTCTCCAGTTCTCTATGGAAGCCGCCGGCTCGTCTTCACGCGAAGTGAGACGTTCATCCGTGGCCATAGCATCTAGAAAGAAGGAATTTACCAAACAACCAAGAATGGCATATTCCGGTGAGCAAGGTGTGACAACCCGGACCTTCTCCGATTTTTCAGCGATGACAGATCGCGTACATACGAGCGGGGCGGACCCCTTGCCTATGTTATAAACACAAGCCATCACGAGAAACAGGAACTCACGTTGACATTCCCATTGCTCCAGCGTCAGATTAAACGGTGAATCCGAATACCAATTCTCCCAAAGGAAAAGAAGTGAATTCGCCTCCACAGTGACCCCGACACTGGTCCCGTGACGTCGTAAGAAAACACCATGGGTTTTAGTTGATTTTATCGCATAATTCCCAAATAGTGCTTTGCCGTCTTCTGCCAGTTTGTTAACATCGTCCCATGACAAGGGGGTAGCCCTAAAATCGTCCGCGATCTTCCGAGCAGAAGCTTGGAGCCCACCTTTCGAGAAAGCCAATGTCGCTGCAGCCGAGTTATTCACTCTAACTATAGCGCTCACAGAACTCACTCTATTGGTAGCCCACCGTTCAGCAAACTGCCCAAAATACATCACATCGTGATTCTCTGGCTTCCAAGTCCTAGTAACGTCGGATTTCTGCATTTGCAGGGTCTCCTTCCGTTTGTCGGTACTCGGATACGGTCCACAACGACCAACTCGTG